GGATGCGCTTGATTGATCCACCCTAAGTGCAGGCCATATCTCCAACGTTCCAGAGCCGCTCTGATCCTGCAAAACCTTGTGCAGCCTTGCGCTCAATCCAGAGCCAAGCTGAATATAGTCGCCAGCAAGCAAAGTCCCCGTCATCGTTGTTGATACGCTGCTGTCACCAGTTGAGCCTGTGATGTTGACTGTAGTTGCTGTCCCGCGTGGGGAAGTTCCTGAAGGGTCATTCAGCAAGAATGTGCCGAATTGACCGCGAAGGCTAACAAGAAACGCAATCCACTTCTCTGCATCCTCACGCTTCATGGCTGGCAATGATATATCTGCCTGCCATGTTTGACCTGAATAAGCGTGAGCTTGGCCAGCGAAGGTAAAAGGACTCATGCTGTATGCAACAGCGTTTACTGCTGTTAGCTCAACATTCATAATGCCCGTATGCGTAGGCAGCGCCAAGGGATAACTAATAGCCATTATGCAAACGCCTTTCCATATGATCCACCACGCCGCTTGGCGTCTACTACAGCGGCCTTAGCGCTGTCTGCTATCTGTGGCATTAGCTGCTTAATCTCAGCACGTACAGTTTGTTGTACGCCTGTGCTAACATTGATGACTTGATTGACAATCACGCCACCACCGCCGCCCAGCTTGTTATTCGGCACGATTGAACCTGAGCGTGATGGCACAAACATCTCTGGCCCACGCTCTCCAACAACATAAGGCTTGTCTGATTGAACAGGCCCACCTATAGCCTTAAACGCAAACGGATTAGGCCCACCCATGAGGCCAATAGCACTAGAAATAAATCCCGTAATCTGCTTGACCACATAGATACGGTAAAGCTCAGCTATGATATTTCTTGCCATTGATTTGAATGCGTTTTCGGCTGTCATAGTGCCATCCACCATAGACATCATAGCGCTCTCAAATGAACTGCCCACCATCTCTGCTGCGTCCTTGATCTTCATAAGCTCTGGGCTTAGTTCAGTCTTGATGGTCTTGGCGGTCTTCTTGGTTCCAGCTTGTGCCGCTTCATCTGCTTCGTCTTTAGCCTTTCTGCCCGCAGCTATTTGCGCAAGATATTCGTCCAAGAAGGTGAACTGCCTTGGGTCAGCGCCACGACCGCCTTGAACCCCGCCTCTAGTAAGCATAGCTTCGCCCTGCAACCGGCTTGCGTAATATTCTGCATAACCTTGCTTTAGCTTTTCAGCATTCTCCAAGCCTCGCCTTGTCGTCTCAGCCATCAATGCTCTCTGCTCGCCCGCTGCGACAATCGCCGCTTGCGTTCTCTCGCTCTCTGCTTTTTTAAGCTGTCCGATAGCACTTGCAGCCGCCATTTGCTGCGCCAGATATTGCTCTGTAATAGAGGTTAAGTCTTCAATTGACTTCTTGGCTTTCCTATTTGCGTCAACTTCAGCCTGTTTTGCTTGCACAATTTTCAGTTTCTCAAAGTATATCTCTTCATATTTCGCTATTTCACCGACACTGCCATCAGTTACAGCTTTTAAATATTTGGCATATGTGGCATCTGCCTCTTCCCTAAGCCGCGTAATCTCCTTAATAGCTTTAGCTTCCTCAGCAGTATCTACACCTAGAGCAAATGCTGCGGCCTCTTCATTCAAGCTCTTGGTGCTTTCCTTTAGCTGCTTTATCGCATTATCCGCATTGCCCGCCGCTTCAGACATCTTATCCATGCCCATCTTCACAGCAGCAAATACAGACACCGCCGCACCAAGGACAGCGCCAAATGGCCCAAATATCTGCAAGAACTGACCGGCCTGCTGGCCAAAGGCTTGCGTTGCGCTGGTTCCATTAGCAACTTGAACAGCATAGTCACCGATTTGATAACCCGCTTGCTGAATGCCCCCCATAGCAAATTTGCGCAAGCTCTTTTGCGCACCAGTAACTGACCCGCCAAAGTTGTTCATCTGTATTGAACTTTTCTTTATCTGACGATCAAAGTTTCTGACGCGGCCCTGAACTTGCTGGATAGGCCGACTAGCGCGATCAACCGCAAGAAGTTCAAACTTTAGCTGTTCTGCGCTTGCCATCTTCTTCCCGCCTTTCGTCCACGACCTTAAAGTATGCGACCCATTCATTATACTCCGTTAGCGTAATTTTCTCAATCTCACTAATGGTGCGGCCCAATCTATCTGCTAACGCGATTAAATTAAACCTGAATGGGTCTTTCTTTAGTTTCCCTCAGCTTCCTCAACAGAGCCAGCAGACATCATGGGTGCGCTCAATTTATAGATCACCTCATGGGGGATGCGCTTCAGTTTAGGCTTATGTTCAATCGTATAAGCCTTTTCGCCATCCTCCTTTAGAGCCTTCAAGATAATCAGATCAATTAAAGCGTCTATGTTGGCAGATGGAAAGTCCGAATGCTTCCGCTGGATAGATGACATCTCTCCAGAAGTCATAGGGGTATAGTAAACACGCAGAGGCTTGGCCCCTGCGCGTAAAATTACTTCTATATGCCTCGTCTCGATATTTGATATATAATCGTCTAAGGCGTCTATAGGGTTAGACATGGGTTACACCGTTGTAGCTGTTAATGCCCCACTACCTTGCACAGTTATTGACGCTTCCACAAGACCATCAAATGATGATGAACGTGTAACGCCGGTAACGATGGCTGCACCGCTGTAATATGTATCGCCAGAAGCATCGCCCTCTGGATAAACATTAAGCGTAACAGAAGCGCCAATAGTTAAAGCGCCTTGACCCGTTGTATCGGTTTCATCCCAGAAAACATCAACCGATCCGGTGAATGTTGTCAGAGATGATTTATATGTGCGAGCAGTGTCGCCCATAGTTGTATCTTCTAAGGTATCCGCGCTTTCCTCTAAGCTGAAAGAGCGGATTTCTGCTATAGCGTTAGCACCGACCTTTACGGTTCCTTCGCTGCCTGTGTGTGTAGCCATTGGAGCCTCCTTATCTGGCCGTTTCTACGTCATCGATAGCTGTATCATACCTTACATCAAATGTCAGCTTTGCGGAACCTACTGGTTGTTCCGCCTCACCTGAAAAGTTGATGTCTGTGGCAGTCAATACGGCCGACTTTGCAAGACCATTGACGTTAAAGTCATTGGCTATTGCCTCTTCGATCTGGACAGCAATAGCGTCCACATCATTATCAAAGTTATTTGTTGCCCGCACGTATATATCCACCTCAACAGAAACAATACGCGCAGACGTTTTTACACCAATGGTTTGCAGGGCAGATGCCTCTGATCCCGTATAAACCGTAATCGCAGGAAGGTCTTTCTCTGTTAGAGCATATACCCTAGACGAAAACACCCTACGTTTGACCAATGATGCATTGGACTTCAGCACAGAGACAATTCTGTCTCTTATTTGCTGCCTGACATGAGCCATTAAGATTTCTCCAACTGCACAACAGTAACGCCAGTGCCATCATGTATCCAAGCGCGAACATAATAAGTATCTGATGATACTATCATAGCGTCATCATACTGAATGTATGGAACATCTACGGTTCGACACGTTACTCTAGGCTGCTCCTGATGAACAGTTGTCATTCCACCAGCGTCAACTGGGATAGTCTCGTTATCGAAGATAGCCTTGATTGTGCTATCCCCACGCCCAGCAGCGCGTTGATATGTGATTGATTGAGCGAACTCATCAATGCTAAATATTTCGGCTAAATCACTCGCTAGTGGCAGTGCCATCTTCTTCAGCCTTTTCTTCTTTTACATATGACTTAGCATATCCGCGATCAATTAGCTTTTGGGCAACACGATCATCAACTGTATGGCTTGCACCAGCTTTGCCGTTCTTCCCGCCCCAAGATGCATCTTTAATCAGAGTAATCTTCATTTTTTCGCCCTTGTGGTTTTAGGCTTTGCGGCCCGATCCGTAGGAGCCTTAATAGGCTTAGGCTCTGGAGCCACGTCAATACGTCCATATCCTTTTAGCGCAGTAGCTTCATCCGCGCTCAATTCAACTATGTCTCCAGCCTTTCTAGCTTGGCCAGCAGCAACACAGGATTTGAGGATAATGTATTTCATCTTTTGCCCCTTATTGGAAAGGAGGGCCAAGTGGCCCTCCCAAGTTAGCACTCTTATGCACCGTCATTGTTGAATGCAAAGCTTACTGCGTGACGTACAGCTACGTCTACAGTTTGCAATGCAACAATCCGTACTGTGCCTGAGCTAGACGCAGTATATGGATCTACAACAATGTCCAAACCGCCATACATGCCGATCAACAAGTCAGCAAAGTTGCCGAAATACAGATCACCAGCAGTAACTTGGTTTGATACGATTGCATTGTAGCCGTTCATTGACCCATCTGGCGCAACTACGAACTGGCCTGAACCAGCGTCTTTCACAGTTGTTTTCAACGCACCGTACATGCTGGCTGGCAGAATGTAAGCCAAGTTGCCTTGCAGAGCGTTGTCTTCTGCTACCGCAGTTTCCATAGCTACAACTTCAGCAAATGTTGGGTTGGCCCCAGCAAAGTTAGTTGGTGTGTTGATGCCTGATGTGTTTTTCACACCAGTAGGCTGACCAGATGATCCTGTTCCAGCCAACGCACCCAAATCAATCGCCAGAGCGATAGAAGATGTCAGATCATTACGCACCAATGCTTCAACATCCAAAGATGATTGCTGCATCATAAGACGTGTAATGTCTGTATGCGCACCCAATACTTTAGGTGCCATAGTGACTTGACCAACAGTAGGCTCGCTTTCGCCAGATGCGCCACCCTCAGATGAAATCCAACCGGCAGATGATGCGGCTGTTTTCTTTGGGATCTTCACATTGCCTGACAAGCCTGTCAGCATTGTTGCACCAGCTTGCATAACTGATGAAGCATTCCGCAACACGTCGATAAAATCGCCGCCACGGAAATCGTCAGCAATGATGCCAGCATCGTCAGATGTGTTCATGTCGCGCACTTTCCAGCTACGCAATACATCTGCTGGGATCATAATGCCTTGTGCTTCAACACCCATCGCGTCTGACGCAGCAGCAGCAGCTTCTAATTCAAAAGCAGCAGCTTTTTGTGCAGAGCGATCAGTTGGGTTTGCATGGGCGCGGATAGCGCGAAGCAATGAGAACTGACGGG